ATGTGGGTATCCAGGACGATGCCGTTGCTGGACAGGCTGCCATCGGTGTGCGTGAAATTGCCGGTGACGGTGTTGGCGTTGCTGCCGCCGGTGCCGGCGAGGCCGTTGTGGTAGGTGAGCAGGTCGTCGACTTCGAGCTTGCCGGTGCAGTGGGTGAGCGGGGTGTCGAGGGTGACGCTGACGGCGGCCTGGATGCGGGCGGTCTGGATGCCGCTGACGTCGAGGTGGCTGTCGGCGTGGTCGTAGCTGACGACGGCGCCGTCGGGGAACTTGATGACGTGGGTGTCCGGGCTGTGGCTGGGCGGCTCGATGGTGGCGCTGTGCAGGCCGCGCAGGACGATGCCGCCGGCCGGTTCGCCGCTGGGCGAGAGGATGACGCACTGTTCGCCGACGGTGGGAGGGTCCCAGCTGGTGGTTGCGCCGGCGCGGTGCTCAAGCCAGGGCAGCCATTGGGTGACGAGGCGGCCGGTCTGGACGCGAACGCGTACCGCAGCGTGGTCGATGCTGTGGATGGTGCCGAGGCGGATGAGGTTTTCCAGACGGCGGGAGAGTTCGATCGGGTCCATGGCGCCGATGATGCCGGGGCTTTGCGCGCGCGGGGGGCGCGGGCGGGTGTAGGGCGATGGCTTACAGCCGGTCGGCGAGGTGGGCGGTGCAGATTTCCATGATCAGGGCTTCGTCGTCTGGGCTGATGCCGAGCAGCGGGCGAGCGGGGTAGTCGGCTTCGAGGCCGGTCTTTTTGTTAACGCGGTCGCGCAGGCCGAGGTGGTGCACGCGGGCGATGCGGGAGACTTCGGCGGTGAAGGCGACGACGGCTTCGTTGGGCGTGCCCTTGGCCTTGAGATACTTGGCGGTGCGCAGCCGGGAGAACATCTGGCGCTTGATTTTGCCCTTGCGGTGGCGAATCTGCTCTTTGCGCGGGGCGTAGGCGGTGCCGTCGGGGGCAACCTGGGCGGCGATGCGCTTTTGGTTGCGGGTGCGCAGCTCGCCGGCGAGGCGGCGGGCCAGTTCCTGCCGGGCGGCCGGTTCCAGCCCGGCGATCAGGTCGGCGGCGAAGGCTTCGAGGGCGTCGATATCGGCCATTGCCCTAGGCGAGCGGTTCGCCACCGAGGTAAATCTGCCAGAGCGGGGGACCGGATTCGTCGGGGAGTTGCGTTTCGCCGAGGTGTTCGCACTGGTAGCCGCCGGACAGGAGGGTCTTGTCCAGGACTCGCTCGGAGAGGTCGAGGGTGATGGCGAGGTCGATCGTGTCGTGACTGCTGATTTCGGCCTCGAAGGCCAGGGCCTTGTCGCGGCGGACCGGATCCATCAGCAGATCGGGCTGATTGACCTGCAGCCAGAGGAGCAGCGGGACAACCAGGACGTCGGCCGGTTCGGCGAAGTCGGTGATGATGACCTGCATGGTGTAGCGGTATTCGAAGCCGAGGCCGGCGCCGAGCTTGGTGGCGACGGCGCCCTTTTCGATCAGGAGGTGCAGCTTGCCGGGGTGGGCGGCGAGGTCGGGGACCCAGTTGGTCAAGTGGGCGCGCAGGTCAGCGGGCTTTTTCATGGGGCGGTTCCCGGTAGAGCGCGCTGGCGGCGCTGCCAGCCTTCCAGCTTGGCGATGGCGTCGCGACAGGCGGCGTAATTGTCGCCGACGATTTCGAGGGCGGTAGCGTCTTCAACGGGGTCGGCGGCTGCATCAGCCAGGGGTCCGGTAGTGGCAAAGGCGGGCTGGCCGGTAGCGGCGGCGTCATGGAGCAGGCGGAAAGTGCCAGGCAGGCGGCAACGGATAGCAGCAGGCGTCGTTTCAACATAGCGGGTGATCTCCTTGGTGATGACTCGGTCTTGCGCTTCCCGGGCGCTGCGCTGGGCGGCGTTCTGTTCGGCCAGGCGGTCGGCTTCGTCCTGTTGCTCGACGATGCGGGCGGCGTAGGCGATGGCGACGGTGCGCTGGGCTTCGGCGATCTCGCCTTCGGCGACGTGGCGGCCGTGACGGTAGGCGCCCAGGGTCAGGCCGACGATGGCGAGGCCGACGACGGCCCATTTGGCGACGGTGGCGTTGAGTCCGGGCAGGAAGGCGAGGGGCAGCATGTCAGTCTCCGCTGTGGGTAAGGGCATGGACCGGCTCGCCGCGCAGGATGATGACGCGGTCGATGGGGCAGTGTTCGATACCCATGGGCGGGACGATCAGCCAGCGGTCGCGGATTTCGACCGGCCAGGCGCCTTTGTCCGGGTGGCGGGCCTGGTGATCGAGGAGCAGGGCGATCAGGTCGTCGCGGGCGATGGCCTTCATGCCGGTTCCGCGGTCGGGCTGTAGCGCTCGTAGGCGCGGGCGAGCTTGGTGTCGTAGAGGTTGGCCTTGTAGGCGGGGCCGTTGTAGAGGCGGGCGAAGTCGGCCCACTTGCGGGCCTTGAGGGCCTTGAGCAGGGCCGGGTCAGTCTCGATGAAGCGGGCGAAGGCGGCGAGTTGCGAGGCTTCGCTGGACTGCATGGCCGAGACGAAGGCGTCGATGTCGGCGAAGCCGAGGCGTTGCCAGTGATAGCCCATGATCTGGAACTGGCCCCAGCTGCAGGACTGGTAGGCGATGGCGGCCGGCATGACCTGCAGGGCGGTGGCCAGGCGCGACCATTCGGCGGCGCCACCGATGTAGCCGCCGCGTTGCTGGTTGATCAGGTTGGGGTAGCGGGGGTCGATGGGTTCGCCGGTTTCGTGGAGCAGGCGCCAGGCGACGTGGCGTTCGTAGAGGATGACCGGGCGGCCGTCGGACTGGAAGCCGCTGCCGCTGCTTTCGACGCTGTTGATCGCCTTGATGGCGGCGACGGGGATGCCCAGGCGGTCGGCGGCGGCCTGCAGGTCGGCTTCGGCGAGCAGCTTGTGGTTGCGGTCGCGGGTGGCGAGCACGGACAGGGTCTTGGGGCCGGCGATGCCGTCGGCGACCAGCCCGGCGCGGCGCTGGAAGGCGATCAGGGCGGCTTCTGTGGTGTCGCCGAACCAGCCGTCGGCGGCGATCTTGAAGCCGGCGTCGTTGAGCTGGCGTTGCAACTGAATGACGGCGGCGCCGATGTCTCCATTACGCATGACGGTCTCCGGGGTGGCGGTGGCGGACGAGAACCTTCAGCCGGCGGTCGCAGAAGAGGAGCAGAGCGATGCCGGCGAGAACGAGCAGGGTGAAAAAATCGACGGTGACGAAGCCGTAGTAGATGCCGGCGAGCAGGCCGAGGGCGCCGCCGGCAAGCAGCAGCATGGCGTAGCGGACCATCCAGTGAGTGCCGCCGACCATCCGGGCAAGGGCAGGCTCGGCGCGCCACAGGATGAGCAGGGCGAAGCCGAAGGCGGCGACGTTGATCAGGCTGGGGTCGGTCATGCGAGTTCCTCCGCTTTCTTTTGCCCGGCTCTCAACAGGGCCGGGCCAATGACCTTGTGGGTCAGGAATCCGAAGGCAATCGCGCAGGGGAAGCTGGCCGTCGCTGCGGGCACGGTGGCGGGCCAGAGGGCGAGGCCGGTCAGCCAGCCGATCACCGGCGGGGTGGTCCAGGCGGCGACCAGGGCGGCGATGATGCCGGAGGTGATGCGCTGGCGCAGCGTGAGTTCCGGCAGGTAGGAGTTGTACCACCAGCAGCCGATGAAGCCGGCGACGAGCAGCATGGGGTGAAGGCCGGTGACGACGCCGAAAAAGGTGAGGCCGCCAGTGGCGACGAGGGGGGTCGTTGGTTCCGACATTGTTTTTAGTCCCAGAGCTGAATGAGGGTGGCGGTTGATTCGGCGGCGGTTTGTTCGGGCAGGGTGACGAGCTGGCCGTTGGGCAGCACCGGGCCGAGGGCAGCGAGGCCGGGATTAAGTTCGAGGGCGGCTTCGACCTGGGCGCTGCTGCCGAGGTGGCGGTAGCAGAGGCTGTCAAGGGTGTCGCCCTGGTGTGCCCGGACTTGCATCATTTTAGCTCGATGGTGCTGCGCGGGCGGCCGACGATGCCGGCGAGCGCGAAGTGGTGGTCGCGGCGGCAGTCGTCGATGGGGTCGGTCAGCGCGTCGGCCTTCTTGTCGCCCTTGGCGGTGCTGTCGAAATCGCGCAGGCGTTCGAGGAGCAGGGCCTTGGCGAGGCAGCCGACGGCGCGGCGGAAGCGATGGACTAGGACGCTTTCGCCGTCGATCGAGACCGCACTGATGCCTTCCAGCGAGGTTTCGCCGGCTTCGATCTTGGCGATCTTCCATTCGGCCAGGGCTTCGATGGTGGTGCTGGCGGCTTCGATGATGACGGCGCGCAGGCGCGCGGGCGGGATGGTGTTGTCGATGCGCTGGGCCTCGCGGATGTCGACGGGGTCGATGGCGGGCCAGAATTCGCCGAGGCCGAGCGGCGGCTCGATGGCGGGCGTTGATGGGGCGGAGACGATCATGGTCGCGGGCAGGGGAAGGTTTGTATTCCGGCCATGGTGGTCTGCCTTGCGCGCGCGGGGAAGGCCGGCGGGGTGTAGGCCGCCGGCCTAGAGCATCAGGCGACGAAGCGGGAGGGCTGGACGGTGATGGCGCCGTCGACGATGGCGCGGTTGCCGGCTTCGACGCGGTAGTACCAGTTGCCGCTGCCGGTGAGCGGGATCTCGATGTGGTAGATGCCGGCGGCGTCGCGGGTGAAGGCGCCCTTGTCGTAGATGGCGACGGCGGCGGCCGGCGGCTTGACGAGCAGGCGCAGGGTTTCCGGGTCGTACGGGTCGCCCTCGTGATCGGCCGCGACGAGGTTGAGCCGGGCGGATTCGCCGACCGTCCACGGCTGGCCGATGGCGCGCCGGGCGATGACGGTGAGCGTGGCGAGGCGGGTCAGGAAGGCGGTGGCGTCGAAGGGGGGGGCGCCGGGGTCGGTTGTCGAGCCGCTGCCTGCGCCGGTGCCTGTGCCGCTTTCGGCGGTGGCTTCGCCGGTGGCATCGGTGGTGTTTCCGGAGCCGGCGCCGAGGCCGGTGCCGGTTTCGCCTTGGGCATCGCCGCCGGTTTGCGTGGCGTAGCCGTCATCGCCAGCACCGGCGCCGGCACCAGTGCCGTCACCTGTTTCAGCCAGGGCGTCGCCAAAGGCGTCTGCCCCTGTGCCGGCGCCAGCGCCCGTGCCGGTGCCAGTTTCAGCCATGCCGTCTCCGGTGGCATCGGCGCCAGATCCAGCCCCGGCGCCGGTGCCGGTGCCTGTTTCGGCGATGGCGTCAGCGGTCAGCGCGGCATAGATACGGGCGGCGACCTCGATCATTTCGGCGTCGGTCGTGTAATGCACGGCCGTGGTGATGCCGTCCATGTCGCCGCCGGGGCGGACGTTGGGGTTGGTGTCCCAGATTTCCTGCACGCCGGCACGGATGGTTTGGACCTGCGTGCCGTAGCCGGCGAAGTCGTGCACCTTGACCAGGTAGATCTGAGACGTCGGGTTACGTGCGGCCAGCGCATTGAGGTAGGCGTTGGCGCGAGCGACGAAGGTTGCCTGGCTGACGGCGCCGATGGCGTCGTTGGCGCCGAGCAGTACGACGATGGCGTCGACGCCGCCGACCGCGTCGATCCGCGCCTGCGATGCGCCGTAGAGGGTGGCTGTGTCTTCGTTAGGTGCCCAGTTCAGGGTCTGGGAACCGCCCTTGCAGTTGGGGACGAACAGCGTGGTCTTGCCGGCCGCGTAATAGTGCTGCGCCA